CCCCAAGTGCAGCATTTTGATTTCCAAAAAGTTGCTGCTGTTGTGCGTCCCCTGCATTAAGTAGATTTAAATAGTTAGTGTCTCTGTTTAACTCTCGTTCTCCTGCAAACAAAGCGTTTTGTTGTCGTTGTCCAGAAGTTACACCAACACCACCTCCTGTTGCAGCTTGAGTAGCCATTAGTCTATTAGTAGCTAACAGATCATCTCTGTTTAATCTATTACGCATTAACTTTAATCGTTCATCTGCAAACGTAACTGGACTAAATTCATTATACTGATCTCTAGTGTTGTCTGCTATTCCTAAAAACCTATTTCGTATATCAGATCCATCTGGAGATAATGTAACATTAGTAACACCATCTTTATTATAAGATGTGTTATACAAAAGCCCATCTGTTCTTGCACTGTTTGGTCTTAATTGATCTAGTGTCGGTGCTTTTACATCACTACCGCCACCACCAAATAAACTACTTAAAAACCCCATTATACTATCCCCTGTTTTGTTAGTTGTAACATTTGGTCATTCTGTTTAGCCATTGTATTTCTAAACGATTCTACTGCTGCACCTGTCTGTCTAGCTTGTTGTGCGTTCTCTATAAGCAACATTGGCATAAAAGTCATAGCACATCCAAAGTTATCTACGTCTTCTCCAGACTGTGGATTTTTACCTATGATGTGTGTGTACCACTGACACCCATGTTCTAAACATTCATCTCCAATTAATGGACATATCTTTTTCATTGTTAATCCTTAGAAGCTATGATTAAATCTAAATACTTTATGTTCATAGTTAGATCATGATCATGCTCTGCATTACCACCAGTAGACCCTGATGTAGCAGCAGCAGGTTGAACATTTCTATTGACACCCCCACCACGTTCTTGTAAAGCTCCATTAGGGTAGTCATAAGAGTGAGTATGTGCGGGTAACTCAGACACAGTTAGAGCATGTCCTTGTGTTGATATACTAGAACCAAACACAGAAGTAAATGCAGTAGCACCATGTGTCCCATCAGACCATGAACTGCTAGTAACAACACGCAATGCGTGGTCATTAAGACTTGCCGTTGTTACTCTAGTCCACCCTGTAGGGGCTGCTGTTTGATAGAACACCATCTTAGTACCAGAAGGAAATCCACCAACTCCACCATCTTGTAAGTCACCTGTGGCAGATAGAGTTGCGACATTACCAGCAGAACTAGGTACTGCTTTATTAGCTTTACTTCCTACTGCTGTAACTATAGCGTCAAAGTCATCATCGACCTCACTTCCCTTTATTAGTTTACTAGGATTACCAGTACTTAAACTGTCTTTTGCACTAAAATCATTAACCCTTGAATAATCCGTCACGTTGCTGAACCCCTTGCTAGTCTACCTAGCTTAATATATATTATAACTCTGGATATACAAAAACCAGAGCCATCTATGTTAACATCTAATCCTAATTGCATTGTGTCACCACTACCACCGTGCTGCACCATAGCAAATCTATTTTCAGTATCACCAGACCACTCAGCTAAACCCCACTCACCTGATGACCACTCCGAGCCAGATGAAGCAGTTAGTGTTTTTGTTCTTCGATGTACACTATCTTTAAAGTCATATCCTATTGTAAAATCTACGTCATACCCAGTACCACCTAGAAAGTAGGCGTTATACTTTTTAACAAACTTAACTCTACTTCTAAGTGATGGGTCAATTTCTCCCATGTCTATCCAAGCAGACCTCCAAGACATTAGGTATGGTTTATTTATAATGAACTCACCCTGTTCTAAACCATACTCATTGTATCCAGAATATACTCCAATCGCACCTGCTTTAGCTAAGTTAAGTTTACCAGTTCTAGTAAGTGCCATACTTTGTGCATTTATTGCAGTCCAAGTTGTAACTCTAGGTGGACTAAATCCTTTTAGTTCAGTAGAACTTTGATATGATTTCTTAAAATCAAAACAATAAATCAAGTCTCCTACTTTTACTACGTACATTCCTAACTCAGGAACATACTCAGATTTAATAGCTGTGTCATCTATAGCAGACGGTAAATTACTACGAACTTCATTTATTAATTCATCTCTTATAAATACAGATAACTCTTGTAGAGGTACTTTTTCTAAAGATACTGTTCGGCTTAAAGCTCTCAGTCCTTGAAAAGATAAAAATATTAAATCATCACCAATGTTTTGAACAGAGTCTCTAGCAACACAACCAGTACCAACAACTTGGTCAACTATAAGTAAGTTATCAGGATCGTTTATTCCACTAAATATTAAAGTATTAAATCTTGAGAATATAACTAAGTTGTTATTAAAAGTTGCTATTGAAGTTATAAAGTCATCGTTTCTTGCAAACACTAAACTAGTGTCTATTGACCCACCGCCATTAAGAGTGTCAAACCTGTGAGGAAACGCTAACGAAGAATAGTCTACTGTTGTTCTATCTTCACGTAGAGCAAACAATCTACCATACGCTGACAAAACATCCCTTCCTTTTGGCATAAGTACAGTAGTCCATACTGCTGTATTGTCTGATGTACTTGCTCCTTCAGTAGTACCCCATGATGGCTCAGAACTACCAGATGTTCCTGCTGTCTTACATACTAGATAGTAATCAGTAGTAGGTGACGCTGCTGCTTTAACTGTTGCTCCTAACGCATAAGCTGTTCCTGTTGCATATGCTGCATGTTTACTATGTAGCGTAGCAAAGTCAGTAGCTGACCCATTCCAATATATAGGGTCTTCTCCTTGTGCAAACCCTATTACTTCTCCTTCAAAGTTTTGAAACTTCCAATGTGTTTCTGAAACAGCTATAGCACCATTCCTTTCTACTAGAGTACCATCCCCTGTACATATTCTACCTACTAGTACAGTTGTCCATCTAGCAGTATTGTCTGCTGTAACTGCTGCATCAGCAGCGTTCCAACTAGGCTCAGTTCCGGCTGATGTACCCGCAACACTACAAACTAGAAAGTAAGCTGTAGTTGGTACTGCTGCTGCTCTGACTACATCTCCTACTGCATATGCTTTAGATGCAGCCCAGTTAGTGCTAGTTCTAGGCTCACCTGTTACTGAAATCATATGAGTTGTTGTTGTGTTTTTAACATATTCAAACAAAGTATCTACACTAGGGTGTCCTAATACTGGGTTTGTTGTTGTTTTCTTAAATGCTTCTCTAGCACACAACCTACCAAAAGCATCAAATACAGCATTGTCTGCTGTCTGCGCCCAAGCTCCAGACAAACCACCGGCATACGCTTCTGAATTAATTCCGTTACTAGCAGGTAAATCTATATTTAATGGTACAAGAGGTTGGCTAGGCATTAAACTACCACCCAATCACCTTCAGCACCGTCATCTGCTGAGTCATAGTGAGATTTATCTCTTGATATAGCAGTTGCTAGATAGTCATTGTATTTTTTAGTTACTTCATCAAACAACTGACCACCATCTTCACCTCGTTCAGATATACACCTAGCCCACGTTCCGTGCATTATAGCAGTCTCAGCACATGATAAAACAAGAACACTAATATCAGTAGTTAAAGGTTCTTGTGGATTATATGCCCAACATGTAAAGTCATATACTGTATCTGGTACTGGATATAATTCTATAATCATATCACCTTGATTATCATACCCTCTAGTTCTCCAGTAGGAAGGTAATGACTGTTGTTGTGTTCCTAATTTAGTAACTCTATTAAAGTACTTATCAGACATGTTCCGTAATTCGCTATCTGAAGATGTATTGTATACTCCTAGAATCTTAGTTCGTTCATTACTAGCGTCTTCTGTGTCGTATCCTTCTACTTTAGTCACTTGGAATAAGTTACCATCTGAGTCAATTACAGACAGTGCTGTTGATGTTATATCAGCGTTACCTAGATTATATAATGACTTTCCAGATGTAGTACTAAAATTAAGTTCTGTTCTTAGTTGACTCCATGTCCACGCACTTTCTACTTCTTCTTTAACATCATTAAGAAACTCACCTACCATAGCTGCATATGGAACATCTGCTATGTTTTGCGAAGCAGTTA